GTCTGGTCGACGAATCCGATTGCCGTCGTCGACATCGGCGCCGTACAGGATCCGACGTCACTGCGGATGGCGCCCGGCGCCAAGTGGCTCGCCAACCCGGCGGGCGTGCAGTTCACGACGCCGCCCCAGGGCGCCGCGCAAGCGGGGTTTCAGGCCGTGTCGCAGTACGTCGGCCTCGCCGACACGTTGGTGGCACCGACACCGGCGCGGCCCGTCGGGTCGGTGTCGCAGCAGGGCGCGCAAGACTCCGCCGGCCTGGCCGCGCAGCTCGCCGATAGCGCCGTCGACCTCCGCGCCGTCGTCGAGCAGCTCGAGGACGAAGTGTTGGTGCCGCTGCTCGAGCGCTCCGACATTCTCACGCAGCAGTGCCTCGACCGGGACATCATCTTAAAGGTGGCGGGCGCCGACGGCTTGGAGCTCGTCGAGCACCCGATCACGGTCGCCGACTTGGTGGGTGAATACGAGTGGGAATGGCTCGGGACGACCAACGCGCTCAACCAACAGGTGCGCGCGCAACAGATGGTGCAAGGCATCGCCCTCTTGGTCCAGGTCCCGCAAGAGCAGTTGGGCGCGCAAGGCGTCACGGTCGATTGGCCCTACGTGCTGCGCACGTTCTGGTCGGTCGGGCTCGGGTTGCCCGACGCGGATCGCGTCATCAAGACGGCCAAGCTGGGGCCGAGCGATTGGCGCTGGGAAAACGCACTCGCGCGCGTCAACCGCGCCGACGAGCTCCGCGTGTCTCCTGCTGACGATCACACGGCGCATGTGCAAGGGCATCAACATCTGCTCGAGAGTGACTCACTCACCGACGACGCCCGCGTGGCGATGCAAGCGCACGTGCACCAGCATATCGGCTTGCAGATTGCCGCCGAGGCACAAGCCCTCGCGCAATCCATGGCGACGCTCGCCGGCCCTCCGGGGATGCCCGGGCCGCCCGGCGCCCCACCACCCGGGATGCCACCGCCCGGCCTCGGCCCCGGCGGGCCTCCACCCCCGCCGGCTCCTCCCGGGGCCGGGCCCCCGCCCGGGATGCCGCCCCCGATGCCCATGGGGCCGCCGCCCATGGGACCGCCGCCCCTGCCACCGCAACAGTTCATGCCCGGCGTGCCCGGGGCGGGCGTCAATGCGCTCGCGAGTCGGATCGCGCCGAGCGAGGCGCCGCGGCCGCATAGCGACGCCCGCGACAAGGCCAAAACGGTCATGGGGCTGCGGCCCCCGGCGCCGCTCGGGCAAGGCCGCGTTGGCAAAACCCGCGGGCTCGCCGACCTCTTCCGGCGGTTGCCCCGCCTGCCGCAATAGGAGCTCGCACCATGGCCGAGAAGTGGATTCAAGGAGCCATCAAGCGCCCCGGGGCCTTCAGTGCGAAGGCGAAGGCCGCCGGGAAGTCAACGGCGGGCTTTGCGAAGCAGGTATTAAAGGAAGGGTCGCAGGCATCGACGCGCACGAAGCGGCAAGCGGCCCTCGCGCAAACGCTCGGAAAACTCCGCGCCGGCAAAGCCAAGTTCTTGGTGCCGCTCGTGCTCCTCGGCGCGCTCGAGGCGCGGGCCGCTACCGTCTCGTGCCCCTCGGGCACGTTAACGCCGACGGCGCTCACGGCGACGGGCGCGGGCGGCAACGTCTTGATTGCGCGCGCGGCGCCCGGCGTCGCCTTCCAAACGATTCGCACCGCCGGCACGGCGACGGTGCAAATCGAGATTTCCTGCGACGGCACGGCGTGGGCGGCGGTGCAAAACTCGAGCGTGTCGGTTGACGGCACGACGACCTCGGCGGCCGTGTCGGTCCTCTCGCCGACGTGCACGTATCGCGCGAACGCGACGGCGTGCGCGGCGTGCAACGTGACCGTGCTCTATGCGTGTTCCGGGCCGTAGCGCGGCCGTCGTCCTCGCCGTCCTCCTCGCCGCCCGCGGCGCGGCGGCACTGCCAACGAGTGCCGCGTGCGGCGCGGCAAAAGGCGGTTGCGGCCCGGCCATGGTCGGCGTTCCGGGTGGGAGTTCTGGCCCCTCCGTGCCGGCCCCCTCGTGGGTCTCCTCGATGCTGGCCGCATGGATGCTGGACGAAACCACGGGCACCCGCGTGAATCTGCAAGGCAACGCCGCGCGCGACCTCTCGATTATCGACAGCAGCGATCCGGGTAACTCGACCGACCGCATGGAGGGCGCACGCTCCATGTCGATCACCATTACCGGGGCGCGGCACACGAGCGACGCCAGCTGGGCGGACTTGGTTTCTCCCCTCTCGGTCGGCTGCTGGATCAAGTACACACAGGGCGGGAAGGCCGTCATGCACGACTGGCAGACCACGGTGGCAGGGAATTTCACATTGACGGCGTTTCCGACTGCGGGCGGGCGGTTTGAATTTCAGCTTCGCGATTCCGGCGTCGGAACACTCACCGCCGTCAGTCCCAGCGTATACCCGACCGGCGTCTGGTCTCATGTAGTCGGCACCATGGCCTCGGGGGCATTTGTCACCCTCTACATGAACGGAGCACAGGCGGCCCAGGTCGCCATGAGTACGACGGCGGCCGCCCGTAATGCGCCCTTCTACCTCGGGGACAACTCGGCGTTCCTCGGGCTCCTCGATGAATGCTGGGTCGGCAACGTGTTGCTGTCGGCCGCGTCGGTCTGCCGCATCTGTTCGTGTGGCATCCGGGGCGAGCAATGTGCGTGCAGCGGCACCAGCTATACCAACTCTGGGCGGAACGCCGCGAGCTGCGGCAGTTGCACGCTTCCCGCCTGCAATGCCGCGACGCCGCCCTAAGAGGAGACTACCATGGGTCCCGGCCATATCTTCGATATCGTCGCCATCGTGTGTTTCGGGCTCTCGGCGATTCCCTGGCCACCGCAACCGCCCGTCAACCTGACGGCGCTTGGGCTCGTCTTCTTTACGCTCGGCCACATGTTCGGCTAAGCGGTGTTGGGTCGGGGGCTTGACAACCCCCGGGCCCGCAAGGCACACGGCCCCGCCCACGATGGCACGCAAGCGAGGGGCCCCGCGCATCCCGCTCGGCAAGCCGCTCGTGCCGCCTCAGAAAGGCGCCCCGAAAGGCGCCGCCGCGCCCCCACCGCGGAAGGGCCGCGTCGCCGTCACCGTCCCCGTCCTCCCGATTGCCGCAGCCGCCCGGGGCCGCATGGCTCCGCCGCCCCCGCGACGGGGGGCCCCGCCGCGGCTCATGCCGCCCGAGGGCGCGCGGGCCTCCCGCGCCCCCGTGGCGGCCGAATCCCCCCGCGCCGAGCGCCTCGAGCACGCGGCCCCCCCACCGGCGAGTCGCGCCGACACCATGAAACGGCTCCGCCGCGGCCAGGTGGCCTTCTAATGATCGCGGCGGGTGGCTATGGGACCCTCGGCGTCGAGCCCGCTGAGCTGGCACACTTGGTCGCCGAGCTCGAGGCGAGCGGGTATCACACGTACCTCCGCCAGTACGTCGACGCCCGCATCGCGTCGCTGCTGGTCGACGACGTCACCGACCCCTACGTGGCCATGAAACGCCGCGGGCAGGTCGAGGAGCTCCAACGGCTCGTCGTGCCCCTCTTCGTCAAATCGCTCGCCTTGGGCGCGCTCGCCCGCCGCGCCGAGGCGCGCGCCACCGCCGAGGCCACCCGCGTGCCAAGCCCCGAGGAACGCCGCGCGTGGTGGAGTGACCCGCCCGATGAGTACCCGGTACCGTAGCCATGGCTGACGAGACGCCACCCACCACCGCCCCCGAGGGCGCCCCCGAGGCGCCGGCCCCGGACGCCCCAAGCCCCGAGGCCGAGCTCAATGCGCGGTTTGCGAAGCTCGAGGAGCAACTCGGCCACGAACGGGAGCACCGCGCCGCCCTCGAGGGCACGTTGCGCCTCCTCGCCCCACAGGCGCCGGCGCAGCAGCAGGGGCCGCCGCCGCTGGTCCGCCTCCCGCGCGAGAACGCGCTCCGCATCGCCGCGACGCTGGGCGGGCAGTGGACCGAGGAGACCGTGCAGTCGCACGCCCCCATCTTCGCCGCCTTCCTGCAAGAGCTCGCGGCGCCGCTCTTGGTTGGCATCGAGGGCATGGCCGATGCCGTCGACCTCGTGCAGGCCCGGCAAGAAGTGCCGCAGTACGAAACCGTTGCCGAGGAGGCCGACCGCGTGCGCGCGGAGTTCCGGCAACGCGGCCAGATCGTCACGCGCAAGCAAGCCGTGGCGCTCGTAAAGGCGCGCCGTATGGATGACCCGACGTATGTCGATAAGCTCGTCGACGAGCGCGCGCGCACGCGCAGCGCCGAGCAAGCGCACCGTGCCGCCGCCGCCGGGGCCGCCGTCGTCGAGGGTGGCGCGAGCGCGCAGAAAGCCGGCCCGGAGCCGACGAAGGGCCCGCGCACGCCGCTCACCCGCGAGGAATTCGCTCGCTTGCCGCTTGAGGAGAAACGCAAGGCGCTCGAGGGCGCCACCATCTAGGAGGAGGCGCGCCATGCCCGGCAGTACCTATAACTACAGCGATCCGGGGCTCTCGACCTCGACGACGCTTGCGAACGATCTTGCGCCGCTCTGGCTGCAAGACGAGCTCTTGGCCGTCGCCGAGAAGCTTACCGTGTTTCAGGACATCGGCGACACGCCGACGATGCCGGACGGCGAGGGCAAGAATTACTCGGCGCAGCGCTATGAGCGCTTGCCGCTCCCGGGCGGGCCGCTCACGGAAGGCATCACGCCGGACTCCACGCCGCTCGTCGTCAACAAAGTCACGGCGCTCTTGGAACAGTGGGGCATGGTCGTCTCGCTGACCGACGTCGCGCTCATGACGACGAAGCATCCGGCGCTGAACGCCGCGAAGGATCGCCTTGGCAACGCCGCCGCCGAGCTGCAAGACCGGGAG